CGCCTCGGGATTGGGAGGGCTAAAAATGCCCAGGGTACGCGTCCGGACGCATTTGCGTATTAACCCGTATCGCGCATGTGCGTGTGTGCGCATGCGTGTGCGTGCGCGTAGACGGTTTAAAAGGAAAACGCGTCCGGACGCGTCCCCAACGTCCCGCGACTGAGATTTTCACTTCGAGGAAAACGGAACCACACATGCCAAACATCAAGACCCTTACGGAAAGGTACGCCGCCGTTGGAGTGCCGCCTCCGAGCGCTCTCACGCCATCCAAGCCAGCCGAAGGGCGTCCAGCGGGCTCGCCTCTGGCGACGAAAGAACCGGCCAAGACAGAGGCTACGGCAAAGCAGCCTCGGCAAGAGAACCCCGAGGGCGCATTCCTTGGCGCAGCGATGCGAAACCAAGCCGTCATCGTGATTGAGTTTGAGGACGGGCGCACGGTTCTCGCGAAGGTCATCTCATTCGGAATGTTCTCGATTGAATGCAGCGTCGTCAAGGAACCGGGAATGGAGCCGGGCACCGTCTACTTCATGAACAAGCATAGCATACGGCGCATGTGGCGCGCGCCAGCGGGCTGGTGACGCCCATGACGATTACCGTCCTGAAATGTGCGGCATGCCGCCGAAGGTTTGAGCCTTCGAGGTCAGACGCAAAGTTGTGCTCGTCACCTTGCAGGCAACGCGGATACCGAAGGCGTCACGGCGCGGCGGCTCGCAAACGTAACGTTATCCGTAACGTTCAGATGCAACCAGGGATGACGGACCAATGGGCAACGCCTCAAGAGCTCTTTGACCGGCTTAATGACGAATTCCGATTCACGCTCGACGCCTGCGCAACGGCGGAGAATGCAAAATGCGATGCGTTTTTCAGCGCGGACGCTGACGGGCTCGTGCAACCCTGGCTCGGCCGCGTTTGGTGCAACCCGCCTTATGGTCGAGGGTTAGGACGCTGGGTCGCCAAGGCGGCGGAGAGTGCGGAAGCAGGCGCCATTGTGGTCGCACTGTTACCGGCGCGCGTCGATACAACATGGTGGCACGATTACGTCGCAACGAAAGCGGAGGTCCGGTTTTTGCGCGGACGGTTGCGTTTCGGAGACGCTAAGAACAGCGCGCCTTTTCCAAGTGCAATAGCGGTCTGGAGACCTTCCGCATGACATAGCGCAAACGCCCGCCTTGGCAACATCGAAAGGACGATTCTGCTATCTTGGCGGAGGACGCGCGCCTTCGCGGATCGCTCGCCTCGCGCAGCGGACTTGCATCTGCAAGACCTTTTGAGAGAACATCATCAACTCACGAGTCTGCAACTCGTCGAGCGCAGCACAAGGGCAAGACCATGAACAAGGTGTTCGTCACAGATCGTTATGGCGTCAGACACGAAGTCCCGAACCGCGGCAACACTGCGCCAATGGTGCACAGGAACAACAAGCGAATCGTTGTCGGCGTGGAAAGCGGAAGCAACGCAGGTAGCGAAGTGGAAATCAGCAAGCACGTGCTAACGCGTGGGAAGCGGACGGCGCCTGTTACCAAGCGCCGTCCTTAAAGCCTCGTCTTGCCATGAAGTGCCACGCCGTGCGTTTTATGCGCTACGCTTCGTCGAGCTCGTACTCCTTGGACATGGGATCGTACATGTCCAATCTCCCGTCTGGCCTTCGAACAACAACCAGTTCGTAGTTTGCGATGAGGTCACGGAGCTCCTCCGCTGTCAACGCATCGAACTCTTCATCCGGGAGAACCTCGCCGAAAACCTCCAGCGCTTCGTCTCTCGCGCCCATGCCGAAGTCGTCCCAAAAATATACCTTCAAAAGCTTTTCTCCTTTTTTTTTGGATTGCGCTCGGCGTAAGCGCTGAACTCGCCGGCCATGCCAAGAAATTCCGGCTTACCGGGGCTGCGGGCCGCTGGCAAGGGCGATCTCGACCGTGTTTAGTGTTCACGCGAGCCCTTTTCCTGACCACAAAACATGGAGGGGTCTGTGTCAGGATTGCGGGCAGGCGGTAAGCTATACTCGGGGTCCTGGCTCGCCCATGGCCCCTCCAACGGGGAACGCGCCAGCGCATATATCCGCCGGTTGCACGAAAATTTTGCAAGCTAAACTTTAGACCGATATCATGGCCTGATCTTGATTCGGGATTTCACGAATGCAGCACTCGCGGATCACATGGGCGCGATCGCAACCAAGAAAGATTTCGCAGCGGAGCTCGGCGTCTCGGCTGGCAGACTCGCGCAGTATATCAAGGCCGAAAAAATCGGCGGCGCCGCTCTCGTCGGCTCCGGGGTCAGGGCGCGGATTGACGTGCAGGTGGCGAGAGAACAGCTCCGCAAGAGCGTCGGCGGATTGAGGGACGCGAAGGCGAAGATCCACGCGGGTAATCTACCCGGTTCTGATTCTCCAGCTCCGCGCGCATCTGCGCGCGAAACTTCATCGGGTCCGCAGCGCTCGCTCGAGGATCACCTAAAACTCCAACGCCTCAAGCAGCTCAAACTTAGCAACGAGTCGGCGTCCCTTGAGGCTGCCGTCCTGGCCGGGAAGTATGTCGGCGCCGACGCTGCCAGGCAGGCATGCGGACGGATTGCAGGGCAGCTCATGGCCGTGTTCGAGTCCTCGATCGTGGAGTTTTCGAACGCCATCGCGGGCAGCTCTGACCTATCCTCGCGGGACGCTTCAAGGCTCCTTAAATCCGTTTGGCGTACGATCCGGGCGAGGCAAGCCAAGAGTGCTAGGGGCAACGCCGAGGTCCTCGACAAGCTCACCGGGGGCGCCTGACATGCTGACTTGCAACGCCGATCGGATCATGTGGGAGGCCATCGCCGGGGCCTTGGAACCGCCTCCCACGATTGATCTTCTGGCGTTCGCCGAGGAGCACATCACCTTTGAAGAGGGGCCTTTTCCGGGGCCATATTCGCGCCATTTGTTCCCGTTCGCCGACGAGATTCTGCGCGCCTTGAGCCCGGATGATTGTTGCCGCTTTGTGACTCTAATGACCTCGGCGCAGTGTTCTAAACCGACCATCGCCCAAATATTCTGCCTTGGGTCAATTTCGATGGGCAGGGGTTCTTTTCTCTACGCGCATCCAACCGAGTCGAACGCGATTCGTTTTTCAAAAATGAAGCTTTCGCCGATGATGCGGTCGACCAGGATCGTGTCCGAGCTCTTCCCGACCAGGACGAACGACGCGCAGGCATCGGTTCTCTACCGTGAGCGCCGCGACGGCTTGAGCCGGTTATTGATCAGCGGTGCGAATAGTCCGTCCAGCTTGAGCCAAATCACGATCGATGCGGCCTGCTATGACGACCTCGCGAAATGGGAGCTCAACAGCGCAGGTGACCCAGAGACCCAGGCGGAAAGCCGGTCGAGGGCAGTTTCTAGCGCGAAGATTTTCAAAATCAGCACGCCGCTTTTAGACCCAGGTTGCCGGATCACGAAGGCCTTCAACGCGGGAAGTCAAGAGCATGGCTTCGTGCCCTGCTGGGCATGCGGCGAGTATCAGACCCTCGAATGGGAGAACATGCTCGCCGGCCTCGACGAGGATCGCCCAGAGGACGCGCACTTCACTTGCGTTTCATGCGGCAGCATAATTGAAGAGCACCACCGGCCGGAAATGCTGACAAGGTTCGAATGGCGAGCCCGCAACCCCGCGGCCAGGAAGGAGCACCGCAGTTTTGCGCTCTGGTCTGCTTATTCGCCGCTGCAATCTTGGGGGCAAGTTGCTCGTGAATGGCTCAAGGCGAGGGGCGACGCTGACAGCGAGAGGGTCTTCTACAACGATACGGTCGGGCGAGCCTGGCAGGTCAAAGGCGTTGGGCGGCCTTGGGAGGAGCTCGCAGCTCGAGGGGCCGCGTCGTCCTATCGGCGCGGAACCGTGCCGAAAGGTGCTCTCTTAATTTTCCTGGGCATCGATTGCCAGATTGATCGCGTCGAATGGGCTTTATGGGGCTTTGGGCGGAATTATTGCAGATTTGCGATTGATTACGGCGTCATCGAGCGCAACATCTGCGAGCCGGATGCACAGCGAAATCTCGATTTGTTACTTCAACGCCAATGGCCGGACTTCCAAGGCAGGCCCCGATCGGTCATGGCGGCGGCGATCGACGCGAATTATGAGACAGACGCCGTCCTGGAATGGGCTCGAAAATGGCCGGCTCACAGATTGATTTGCGTTCGCGGAATTTCGAACGACGTCGCGCCGAGGATCTCCAAAGTTCAGCGGGAGCGTGATGAAAAAAAGGGTCAGGTGCGGAAGGCAGGCGGGAGATTCTACAATCTGAACGTGAGCAACTTCAAAATGAGCTTGTATCGTGACTTGGAAAAAACCGACGCGGAGCTGCCTGGCTTCGTGTCCTTCCCTCGCGGGATGGAGGACAGATTTTTTCAGGAATTGGTGAGCGAAACGAGAACCGCCATCAAGCGCATGGGGTTCACGATCTATCGATGGCTTTTGCCCGACCGCGCGTCAAACGAAATGCTGGACTGCGCCTGTTACGCGACAGCTTGCGCGTTGAAGAGCGGGGTGAACGGGCTAAGTGACCTCGGCTGGCAACGGCTTGAGGGGATGCACGAGGGCACGGTGGCGCCCGTTGCCGAGCCGCCGCGGCCTTCCATGCCAGCCCATATGTATCAGCCGCCACCGGCCAGCGGACCCGCGTCTGCGCCTGCTAATCGTCCAGCGGATTCCTCGCGTCCGGCACCTGTGAACGAACCCGAGCCGGCGGCGGAATGGATCACGACGAAAGGCGGCGGGTCATGGATATAATTTTTCGGATTATCCGCGAATTCTTCACGCCTCAGAAGCCGGCCGGCGGCGGACCGGTCAAATATTATGACGTTCGGCATGTCATCTTGCATCATTCGTTTCAAGAGGCGATAGACAAGCAGGCGGCAACCGGTTCCTGGGTCACCCGTGGGCGCCGTGACGGTGCATGGTTTGATAGGGGGCGGCAATGAGTGACGACTTTTTGGACCGTGAAATCGAGGCCACGACGCAACACCTTGCGGCCTTGAAAACCCTCAAGCTGGCCGAGACTATGACGAGCTTGGCGCACCTTTCCGAGAACGCCACAAGGAGAACATCCGGCCTTAGCGGCGTTGTAAGCCGAAGGACCGCGGCCGATGCGGCGCTTGTCGATCGGTGGACCGTTTCAAGATGGTGGGCGAAGGACCCTTCGTTGGGCTACAAAAAGCCTAATGGCGAGCTCGTGATTTACGTAGGGCGCCTAGTCGAGAGGCTGGAGGCCCGATTTGAGAGAGCAAAAACTAGCGGACTCGCGCCCGATTCTCACCAATCCGGCCCAGACGCGCGAACAGGAGCTTGAGGCGGCGCAGCTCGCGCGGGAGCGATCGCGCAAGGCCTCGTCATCGTTACGAAGGTAGCGCCTCGCAAGGCGGTCTCGCGCCGCGGCCGGACACGGTCGCCCCCACGGACGTTCTAACAAGCGTGGGCTGATTTTTGCGGGGCGATTATCGGCCGTCTAGCTTGACAAGCCGCTGTTTGCAGCGCTTTGTGCTCCAGTGTCGCGCGATGGGTTTTCTCGCCCCGGAGCCTACGGTCCGA